CCGTATCCCAACCTAAATGGCTGGGAGGGTCTGTTTCGTTTTCAGTATTTCGGGAGATTTATTAGGCCCCTCCCGGGGTGATTGTGATGGAGGTCAAAGAGGGCAATTAGCCAAGTCTGACGCATCACAGGGTTGGCGGGCCGGTGTTAGCGGTGCCACGCCCTACTAGGTTGACTGCCGGTGGTTATGCCGGCTTGCACCGTCCAGGTGCCCTGAGTCTTAAAGCCCTAACATCACAGTGCGGTGGGCAGGCGCACTGCGCTTACTTTTGGGAAGTGGGAACGTGACGAGGGGACTCACATTCGTGCCAACTCAAATTGGCCTCAGACGGACTATTGTCATACAATGCGGTTAACAGGGTAGGCAATCGTTCGTCGAGGTCAAATTTGTTCCTCAATTTTCTGAGCAAATTCAAGCCGAAAGGCGTTCCCATGCGAATGGCACGGAAATCACCAGGGTTAAGTTTGCCCTCACTTACGAGCTGGAGTAAGATTGTCGTTGCGTCAAAGTGGGTGTGGTTGTCGGGCACTTTCTCGTCATCGTCAACTGGGTTGCTGCTGACTGCCGCGCCGGTCACGATGGTGACGGGCCCGGTGAGGTTGCCGAGTAGTGCGGTAGCGGCTTCGAGGTCACCGGGAAGGGTGAAACCGTAAGCCGTATCAGAAGTGCGGAGGGGCGGCTCGATTAAACGGGCAGTCTTAAGGAGGTCATAGTGGGCTCCATAAGCCAGGTTCACAGCCGGGGTGATGGTCCAAGTGACGGAGTTCACAGTCGCCGTGGTTGGGGCCACGTTGGTGCGAATGCGAAACCCCAACCATTTTCCGCCGGTGAGAGTGAGCTGGGCATGGGCCACGTGTATGAGACTGCCGGGCGCGCCAAATACGAGGTCCCAGTACGCAATTTCCGCTACACCTGGTTCGGTGAGGACCAGGGAGATGGTGGCGGCAGCGTTGCTGGTCATGTCTATACGAACGAAGACATGGTAAATGGCGGTGTTTGTCGGGGAGACGTCGAGCTGTGTATTATCAGCCCCGCTGATACCACCAACTGACGGGCGGGTGGCAAACCCATAGTTGATGTAATCGGTGTTAGTGTTGATCATCGGCATGATGGAGGTCACACCGGCCGTGGGCATCACGTAGGTGGCAGTTGGAGTTTTCTGGGCCACTGCCACGGATGCCGCGGGTTTGCGGTGTTTGAACTCGACATCATACTCGATCCACAAGTAACCCATGGTCTGGGCAGTGGTGATGCCATCGACACACACTCGGAAGTCACCTGGGTAGTTCAGGCGAGCGAGTGCATCGGTGGTATCGACGTTCCCGGGAGTGCAATACTTCCAGGTTTGGTCACTGCTGTTGAACACGAGTTCTTGGGCGTCGTATGTGCCTCCAAGTGTGGACGTCTCGTTGCTCCCGAGGCCGCCTATGTTGGTGACGGCAGGGGAGTCGGGGTCGTAGTCAACGTACATCGCCAGAAGGCCACTGGCGGTGGTCAAGTTGACGATTGGGACGTACTCAAACTTGAGGTGCTTGAACCGAAATTGTTCAAACAAGGCGGCTTGTTGGAACAGATTCGGGAACAGTACGGCGTTTGCCGGGTTCAACATGAGGGTCGTGATGACGGTGAAGTTCCCCGTGGTGGAGGTGTTGTTCAACTTCATGACGAGCTCTTTGTGGAAGCCGGTGGGCACGACGCTGGGCTGAATGTTGGTATAGCGAGGCCCCCCGGCGCGGATGATCTGACCGCTGGGTTGCTGTTTCGCTTCAGTGGACCGGGCTGCCTTCTTCTTCGGCGCTTTTGTTTTGGGTCGGGGGGCGGGTTTTGGTTTCACTGCATCGGCGATGGTCTTGCCGAGTTGCTGGAGGAAATCAGGCTCGCCGAGGAGAGACCGGTCGGGCTGGAGGGTGGCTTTGGGCTTGGCCAAGCGTTTGTGCGTATTTGTTTTGGGCATGCTACCGGGATAAGCTTCGGTGGCGATGTGTTAATGTGCGAGCAATTGGGATAAGCGTCAATTGCAACTGGTGGATTGGACCAGATCCTATGAAGGAAGTTTTAAATCTGGTCCAGACTCATCACGTGGACGGCGTCAGTCGTCGCTCGAGGATTCACGGTGGGTTCGACCTGGCTTACGCCAAGTCGACATCAATCAGCCGTTTGATGACTGGGCTGTTGATGGCAACGGGCAGGCTCTTGATCTTGCGCAGTTGTATAACAAAGTCGCGGAGATCGTCAGCTCCAAGGTCGTAACGCGCACGAAGCATGGCGAATGTGCGTTCGCTATCGTACTCGTAACGGCGATCGGTGTGGATGCGATGGTCGTTCTCGTCAAGCACTTTGGCGTTGACTTTCTCCGTGAGTTTTAATATGGTGCTAATCAATTCACGAGCGAATGGGACATGAAAGGTGTCATCACGGAGGCCGAGTGCAATGCCTTTCATATGCACTAGGGGTTTCGTGGTTCCCGTTATGTCCCAACCTAGGCGGGCCAAAAGCCTGCCCGGTTTGGGCCCAAGAACGAGGGTGACGGTTTCAGTCTTGCCGTCGGGGAGAGTGCGGTCTACAGGTTTGACGGGCCAAAACAAAGAGGAGCAATAGTCAACATTCTCAATTCCGAGCCAATGGTCGTCGCGCCACATGACTTCATAGGAATTGCAGTCGACTGGCATGCCGAGTCGAGCGTACCGGTCGCGGAAGGCGTTGTCATCGAACTTCTCATCGGGTACTATGAGAACGCCGTCATCACCGGTGCCGCAAATGGCAGCGTCACGGCAGAGGTACAACGGAGGTCGTTCGTAGGCTTTGAGTTCCGTTTCAGGGACGTCGAGTGGCATAGTGCCATCGCTGTCGTACTGGATGTTGAGATGGGGCAGTCCGGTGGCATCGGCGATGGCACAGACGTTGATGGCCGTGCAGATGAGGAAATCGCCGAAATTGGTGTCGCCTCGGCCGGAGTGCATGGTAGCTTCAACGGACAGGGTGGGACCATGTGGCATTTTCAGCTTGCTGCGGGCGGTGTCTTGGTCCAAATAGGTCAATCGTTTGTCGTTTGAGCATATGACGCCATACATTTCACGGACGGGTGCAAACACGGGTAGGCTTATATGGCCATCGAGGCGGTTATAGTCGACGCAGATCACACGTATGGTGCGCTTGCCTTGCAAGCTCACTGTGTGGAGTGCGTTCTCGAACCACTTGCCGATGGTACTGGCGTTGGACCCGCTGGTGTAATAGTAGGCGGTTTCATGGGAGAAGGCTGAGCGCACTGCCTTGGCCAAGCCATAGGTGAGCGGCCCTGTCGCTACCATAAACTTGGGGCGGAATGACGAGATGACGCGGGGATCATAGTCGACAAACCGCCAAGCTGTACTCTTGGACACTTTCTCTTTCTTTATGAAGGCGTCAATGACGTAGTCGCTGGGTTCAAGGCCCATGCGTTTGTAGTCATCATACGCCCGCTGCAAGACTGTCCGGCGCGCTGGGGGAAACCGCTCAACCCACTCCTGGAAGCGAGTGGAGCGGTACGCAGTCTTGGCTTCAAGGACCCAAGGCAAAAGGAGGAAACCAACCATTTGTTCGAAGTCGGCTGCTTCATCAGGGTCAACCTCGGGTCTGGGCACTGCTTGACGTTTGATCAAACCGCGGGCTTCATTTGCGGCCGTGGCGGCGCTCAAGACGGGGGCATTCTCAAAATTGACAATTCCCACGGCTTGGAGTTTGTTTTCTCTGACTTCACCGGTGTCAAGTTGGATGCGGTCGCTGAAGCGA